TACAAGGTCAAGTAATGCGTTCCATTACAACTGGGCGTGGCATGAAAGATTTAGTACCTTTTTTAACAAAAAAATATAAAGGTAACGTGCGCCATGCTAGACTTGTCGCATCAGACCAAACTCGCAAAGTTTTTCAGTCAGTTAATACAAACAGATTGAAGGCTGTAGGAGTGAAGAAGTTTATTTGGATTCATTCAGGTGGTGGCAACGAACCTCGTGAATTACATATCAGAATGTCAGGGAATGAATATTCTTTTGATGACCCACCTTATATTGGGGATATGTATGGAGCAAGGGTATATGGCTTACCTGCTGACTTGCCAAATTGTCGTTGCATTTGTAAGCCCATCATCAATTTTGATTTAGAGGAATGACCATGAAAGATAAACTAAACGCTGTTGAATCAGCAAATATGTCAATCAGCTCCATTGCTGGTTTAGGCGAATCAGCTCAAGCAGAAGGTGTTTACACTTTCAAATGTTTCGATAAAGTAGGTGGCGCATTGCTTTGGGAACAAGTTATTGACAATGTAGTATGTACATTAGGTAAAAATTTAATGTTACAAACAACCTTAACTGGTTCAGGTTATACAGTAGTTGGTCCATACATGGGATTGATTTCTTCAGTATCATTTACTGCGGTAGCCGCCGCAGATACAATGGCTTCACATACTGGTTGGTTAGAAGCTGGTTCTACTAATGCTCCTACATTTGCCGCTCGTATTGCTCCAAGTTTTGGTACAGCCGCCGCTGGTGCAATTTCAACATCAACTCCAGTTAGTTACACAATGACAGGTGCAGGTACTATTGAAGGTGCTTTCATTACTTATGGTACTGGTGCAGTAACGACTTTAATGAGTACTGCTGGTACATTATTATCGGCTGGCGTATTTACTGGTGGCGCACAGCCTGTAAATAGTGGCAATGTAGTTCAAGTTACTTACTCTCTAAGCGTATAAGGATAACATCATGGCTTTTACAAACGGACAAACAGTAATTCAAGTTTTACCAACCGCAATTACAGGTACAGTTGATGGTTTTGGTTTTGACCCAGTAACAGGATTAGTAACAGTTTTAGTTGGTTACAAAGATGCTGACGGTAATGACCAACAACGCTACTTTCAACAAAATGAAATTGATGCGGTAGCTTAATAAAATAGCCCCTATGTTCTATACATACGCTCACTATACCCCTGAAGGATGCTTATTTTATATAGGGAAAGGTAAGGGGAAACGGGCGTATAGATTTTACAATAGGGGCGCATATTGGAATAATGTTGTTTCCAAACATGGAAAACCCAATGTGCAAATAGTTGCAAGTTGGAAAACCGAAAAAGAAGCATTAGACCATGAAGTGGTATTAATTAAATGTTTTCGGGATTTAGGGCATAAACTCTGCAATCAAACAAATGGCGGAGAAGGAACAAGTGGGCGTGTATTATCAAGTGAGCATAAAGAAAGATTGGAGCAATAAATGTTTACTTTAGCGGATAGGGTTCAAGAAACTTGTGCCGCACCCGGTACTGGGATAGTCACATTATTAGGTGCAGTTACAGAATATCAATCATTTTCTGCTGGTATTGGTGCAAATAATACAACTTATTATACTATTGCTGACCAAACTGGTTCAAATTGGGAAGTGGGATTAGGCACGATTGGTGCAACTGGATTAACCTTAACCCGAACTACTATATTAGCTTCGTCTAATGCTGGTTCAATTGTTAATTTCAGCGTAGGTACTCAAAATATTTGGTGCGATTATCCTGCTGGTAAAGCAGTTTATGGAACTGGAACTACATTAGTAGCTCCTAGTGGCACTATTCTTCCAGTACTTAATGGCGGTTCAGGGGTAACAACTTCAACAGGTTCAGGCAATACTGTATTAAGTACAAGCCCTACATTAGTGACACCTTTATTAGGTACACCAACATCAGGAGTTCTTACTACTTGTACAGGTTATACTTATGCGAACTTGAGTGGAACAGTTCCTACATGGAATCAAAACACCACAGGACAGGCTGGCTCTGTTGCTAATAGCGTTACATTTAATAATGCTGGTACAGGTGCGGCTTCAGGTACTACTTATAATGGGAGTGTCGCTCAAACTATTTCATATAATACTGTTGGAGCGCAAGTTGCAGGAACTTATGTAACCAGCGTTACAGGAACAGCCCCCGTAGTTTCTAGTGGCGGTACTACACCAGCTATATCAATGGCGGCGGCAACAACTTCAGTATCAGGATATTTAACTTCTACCGATTGGAATACTTTTAACGGCAAAGCGCCATCAGTTACTTATACAACTACTTACATACCATTTGGACAAGGTACAACTACACCTAATCTATCGGCTAACTTTACTTATACAACGGGTACTGGTTTATTGGAAGCACCTGCAATACAAGCATCAAATGGTATAATTTTAAATAGCAAAACAATCGGCACTACATTTTCTATTCCAACGGCTGATAATGCTATGTCAGTTGGGCCAGTCACTATTAATAGTGGTGTAGTAATTACTGTACCATCTGGCAGTCGTTGGATTGTAATTTAAGGATAAATAATGGCATCAATAATTTCAGCCTCAACTACAAGTGCAACAGCCCTAAATCTTAGTGGTGATACGACAGGTATATTACAACTTGCTACAGGTGCAACACCGACTACTGCGGTCACTATAGATGCTAGTCAGAATGTGGGGATTGGTACTACAAGTGCATCTAATACTCTTTTTTCAGCAGGTAAATCTGACGGTGGGATTTACACTAAATGGGCGGCTTATTTTGGAAGTAATGCTGGTGGAGCATCTGTAGCTAATGGATTAGGACTAACATTAGGATGGAATTATTCAGCTGGTGGCGGTGAAAGTAATATTGTTTACGGCACAATTGCAGGTGTTTCTCCAGCATTAGCTTTTTCTTCATCTACAGGTACTGTTCAGACAGAACGTATGCGTATTGACTCTAGTGGTAACGTAGGAATAGGGACGAATTCGCCAAGTAGTTCACTTGATGTCAGAGGTAGCACAAATACTATTATTACCTCACAAGGAACGTCAGGTTATGGCGGCTTCTACGCTAGAGGTAGCGGGACAAATGCTGCATACTTATTTATGGGTAACATAACCAATGGCGAAGGTTTCAGACTTACAAATGATGCCGCCAACGGTAATGCATCATTTTCTATTGGTTCAAGTGCAACAAATGTAATGTTGATGGATGTCAGCCAAGTTTCTGTTGTTGCTCCAACTGCAAAACTTGGCTACGGCACAGGCTCTGGTGGTACTGTTACACAGGCAACAAGCAAGTCGACAGCGGTAACGCTGAACAAGCCTACTGGTCAGATAACTACAGCATCTGATGCGTTAGCCTCTTTAGCATCAGCAACTTTTACCATATCCAATTCTTTAATTACTGGTGCAGATACAGTAATAGTTACTAGCGGAAATGTGAATTATTCCGTACGAGCAATTACATCAAGTTCTGGCAGCTTTCAAATAATTATAAAGAATGAATCTGGTGGGTCTCTATCTCAAGCAGTAGTCATTAACTTCGCAATCATTAAAGGAGCAACATCATGATTTATTTAGCCACAGTAACACACGACATTAAATCTAACACACTAGAGGCTACATGGCTTGAAGAAACCCTTGATGCTGATGGCGTAGTCTTATCCTTAACTCGTAGCAAGTGCCGTAACTATTCAGCAGAACAGAAAGCCGAATTTGATGCTGATACAGGTACAACAGTTTATTCTGCGTTGGCTGGGTGGTAATATGTCAAGCATAGTCGTAGCTGGCGATACAGAGTAATGACTACTTCTGTTTACTGGATACACCGACCAGAGCATACAGATATGTTTACTCAAGGGTATATTGGGATAACTAAGAATTTAAAAAGACGATTTAAAGACCATGAAGTTAGAACTACTAATGAACATTTAAGGCATGCTATTAATAAATACGGATGGGATAATTTGGTTAAAGAAGTTATTTTAATTGCAGATAAATCTTACTGTTTAATGATTGAGTTAAAACTTAGAGCTACTACAAGTATTGGTTGGAATATTGCAGAAGGTGGGGGTATGCCTTCTCATATTAATATTTGGAATAAGGGAAGAGTAATTCCTCAAGATGAACTTGCTATAATGAAATCTAAAGGATTTGGATTTGTAAAAGGTTGTAAAACTTGGAATGATGGATTGGTATATACAGAGGAAATGAAAGCTAAGATGTATGACATTAGTTCTTTAACAAGAGGCAAGCCAGCACATAATAAAGGCAAACCAATACTTCCTCATGTTTTAGAAGCTATGAAAAAATCTATTTTAGGTAAACCACAATCAGAAGAATCAAAACATAAAAAATCATTAGCTAATAAAGGTAGAATCTTTGAAAAAGTAACTTGTCCAAATTGTGGTAAATCAGGTGGAGTTACTGGAATGAAACAATGGCACTTTGATAAATGCACAGGTAATAAAATGTTTAATGCAAGAACAACAATAAATGGTAAACGTATATTTTTAGGTAATTTTGCTACTAAAGAATTAGTTAATTTAACTATTGAAGCATATCGTAAGGAGAATAATTGTGGGTGATATAGTATTAGCAGGAGCAACATCAGGAGCATGTACATTACATCCAACAGATATATCTGGGAGTGCAGTTTAATCATGGCTAAACATTTAGAAAACTTTGGAAAGTGGTATGACGGGATATTAAATTCATTCCCATTTTGTTTAGATGATACTTGGATTAAAACAATTGGTATTGCTTGGCTATTCACAATAGATGGTAAATGGTGTTTTATACCTAAAATAGTACCTTCTAATTGGCAATATGCTAATGCCTGTATTTTTGTACGGTTTGGTTTACCATTTGCTTTTTTTATACAATTAAGATGTAGTGAAACACATTTATTTCAAGGCGGTATTGGTTGGAAACAAGCTGGCAGATTTGCTAT